CTAAATATGGCATTTTGTCGATAGACATGCAAACGGCAATCCAAGCAGATCAGGCGGTGGTAAGTGACAACGGGGAATATAATTATGTAGACAATCCAGACGGAGAAACAGGTGAAGATGGAGAAACAAAACAGACAGGAACGGAGGCATTAAAAGCCAAACTCAAAGGCAAAAAGAATGGTGCTGTGATTGATGCTGAAGAACTAGCCCCTTCACCCTGCCCCGACGAACCGGACGTGACCAAGACAAAGGAATTTTGTGACCAGTGCGCGAAAAGAGAAGGATGTCCTAGTTGGTAAATTAACCGTAAGCCCTCCCTGGTGTGAACTGGGGAGGCAGGAGGGGAAGATGGATGTCAGAGAATTAATAGTGAAGCTATCGACGCAGAAACGGAGGCAGGGAATGGATAGGAGGAAAAAGTGAAAACTATAAGTACTGAAAGGTTGAGCGATGAGCGAGAATAACCTGTGATAGTCGAGTTTGTGAGGGGGAAGAATGAACAGGGAAAGTAACGAATTGAAGCCATGCCCGTTTTGCGGGAGCGCAGATTTAAGGGCTGATCCCGAAGATATGTTAGTCACAACATGGGTGACTTGCAATAAATGCGGTTCGCAGGGGCCGTACGGAGATACGCCAAAAGGAGCAATAGAAGCATGGAATAAGCGGCTAGGGTAAGTAAAGGCAAATTTACAAACGGGTTTGTGGGAAACTCCTCCTGATTCAGGAACAACAGACAATAAAAGCAATTTACGGGAGCTTGGACGTCTGGATTGCTTGTATAGCGATTGATATCGAGAAAGGAAGCACGGAGTGAGCGAGGAATCAAATAAGAAGCGGCAATTTAATTAACAGGAGGGAAGGATGATCTTAACAAAAGAGCAACGAGCGGAATTTGAAAAAGCGGCAGAGCCATTAATCCAATGGCTAAATAACAACTGTCATCCTCATGTGACAGTTATAGTAACCACTGATTCAGCGGAACTATCAGAGGGGATTGCACTTTTTAAAACTGATAAATTTATTAAAGATTAGTAACCACTAATTTAACCAGAAGAAAGGAGAAGGTATGCGATAACTTAACGTAGCAAGCGGCCAGTGTGCGGTCGGGTTTAAGAATATTGCGCTTGCCCGGCCGTTGGCATTAACAATTTCGCAGTGCCAGAAGAAAGGTGATTAAATGCCTAAAATGCTTAGGTCAAGAAAACAGTTTGGACGGTGCAATGTTCCCGGCCACGGCTCAAATCACTTCGATCATAGACATGGAGTTGTTTGTGAGGTTGTTAACGATATACAGAATACACCGTTTACCAGAGCGCAAGACAAACGGGAATGGGAAAAAGAAGTATCTGAAGAGATTTCCGGTGAATAATTTGTTGACTTCAGCCGCCCATAATCTGCATAATCCTCCAAATTTTGGGGGAGGTATGATGTGCATGAAAGGGGGAATTTATTCCGACTTTTTCAACTTCCCAATGAATAAAATCAATTACTTAATGGTGGAGGCGGCGGGAGTCGAACCCGCGTCCCTCCCATCTAAAGCATTAAATTTGTTTAAGTTTGCCTGATACTGATACTAAAATGATACTGATACTATTTGGGGAATGCTTTATTTTTTTTTGAGACTCTTTACAATTATATAATCCGGTTTTGGGATTACCTTCTTAATTGGAGTAACTGTCGCTCCTTCTTTAGCCCTTGTCCAATCATAGCCTTTCGGCAATCCAACGGTAACTTCTTTAGTTGGCCACAAGGGACGACTATTTTCGTCGATCTCGTAGTATCGTTCGATTACTTCTGTCAAACTGAAATCTGGTTCGTCATCATTATCAACATCCATCTTAGCCTCTATTTCCGCTAGTTGTTCTTTTGATGGATTGACAACAATGATCTCATGAATTGATTCATCAAAGTCGCCAAATGGATGAGATATCAGATTTGGTTTCCCACCATTGCCGAAGCAAGGATGATCCGGTGCCGCCCATATAGAAATATTTTGTTTCGTCTCTTTATTTCTCAAAATAAATATCCAATAGACTTCCCCTGAACTTGTAACATATCTTTGCCGTGCCTGAACAGTTGCTGTGCTCTCAGGCGCATATGTTGAATAAAAACCAATATTTGTTGTGTAAGAAGCAGTGCTGAAAGTTTTCCCTATTAAAAAATCTACCCCCAAGCCAGACGAATAAATTTGAGGATAAAAACCATACTCCCCACCGGGTAGAACACGATTTTCTTGCAGAGTAGAAGGGGAATTAACAGTAACAGAAACAGTCCCATAGGATGTCTTTAGCTTTGACTGAGAAACTGACGCATCGGTCGGCGTCCTAGTATCGGACAGTCTTGCATCGTTTCCAGCACATGCTTGATATTGTCCCGTTCCCAGTGTTCGCATACACGCTGTTGCTGCTGCTCCGTCTTTGTTGGCAGACGCAACCATCGTATCGGTTATTTCATCTGAGAGATTAGTTATCACTGGCTTATTATTTGCCAAATCCCAAACCGACAGCCAGACATTGTTGGCTTCATCACGCACTTTTAAGATATGATTTGTAGTATCATACCAAAACATTCCGGCAACTGGATTCGCCGGCGCAGTTGTTCCGCTAAATGTAGATTTTAGTGCCGCAAAATTATCTTCAATATTTTGTAGATCTGTTTGTGCCTGATGCCCGGCACCAAAGCAATCGTCGGTAAAGTCTTGGCTCATAACGCGAACTCCTTTTCAATGTTTGTTAAAGATGATGCAATAGTAGTCTTAACGGTCTCAATGCTGGAAATGCTATCTTTGTATTTTTGCACCTTATTTCTCAACCCGATTTCAAACTCCTCCTGCGTTGAATACGTCAGACATATATTTGTCAGAATTACGTTCGGATCAGCATCATCATAAAGTTTCACATAAGCCGTATAAGTTTGCGTTTCCTTTTCAGCAACCTTATTTTCAACGACGGTATCGAGAGTAAATTTTAAGGCCATTCCCATGTTCCCCTAAACCCAATAAGCTGCTTTCATGTTTAATAAATTAAGATATAGATTTGAACCAACATCAGGATCAGTAATTGTTATTTCTACCTGAAGATAACGGGCGCTGATTTCAGGAGCTAGAATTTCCAATTTCTCCGCGGAACTAGATAAATCGCCGGAAACAGTCCCCCAATACAATTTGGCCTGAATTATCCCGGCATAAGCAGGTGCAAGAATTTCATACCATTTGGTTGTCGATGTCATTCTGTCAGACCATAAAGTACCAGCCGGAAAAAGCGCACTCCATAAACCACCGCTTTCAACCATAACCGTAATAAAATCTCCCCATACACGAACAGTTTTCACAGACCCCATGTCATATTCAGGAGAAAGCCATGTACCGGTTAATACTCCATCAGTATGGCTACATTTCAGGGAATCAACACCTTCGTAAATACAATGTTCCATATTTGTGAATGTTCCTATCCCATCAAAATCCCAAGTCCACGAATGTTTGTCTACATAACCTGCTGGATAATAAACTGTGACCTGTGATGATGCCGGAGTGTCTGAATAATTCCCAGCGTTATCTTTTGCCGACATCCAGAAAGTGTGAGTGGCAGGACGGACCCCTACCAACCGGAAATTCGGAGTTTCGTTTGAACCAATATAAAGTCCGCCTGTCCATGCCGAACCTAATCTTAGTTCATAAATACTAATATCTGAATCAGTAAGGGCATCGCCATAAATCGAAACATTATCACCATGAGCAAGGGCAGTAATTTTGGCAATATCTGATGGTATTGAAGTTTTACCAACAATAGCTTTACTTACTTCATATCCATCATCGAATGATTGTTTTGATCCCCATATCGAAACCGACACAATTCGGCAATAATACGTCACCCCTTCCTGAACTGGGTCAAGTTGATAGTCGCCGTCGGATTTGGTGACGAAATTCCAATCTCCATCTCCGATTTTTACATAAATATCAGCATAATCCCACCACGGGTAATCATCCTCACTGGGAGGATCAAAGGCAATTTTCCAGCGTGTATAGGTCCGATCTCGATAAAAATATGTTTCTTCGGAATGGCTCACATTGATAACCGACGGAACTGCCGTCTTTGGATCGGGAAGTAATGTATCTCTCCAAATGTGTTGACTTAGATTATAGGTATCGTCATACATGCTGGCGAATTCTTCTTCCAAATTCAATACCACTGTTCCGTCATAGGCAATTATAGGTGTAGTCACCCGGAACACTTTAGCGTCCCATCCAGGACGTGAATGAGTCAATGTCACAAGGTCCATTGATTCAATAGGAATAGCTTGCATACCGGAAGTAAATGAGCATGTCTTATTGAGGCGAAATTTTTCAAGAAAATAATTCGCCATTTTCTGAACATTTGCAACATTTGTTATCCCGTAAAGACTAACTGCTTTTTCCCGATAATCGCCACCATCATCTTCACAAGCATCATTATCGGCCAAGATATAATTATTGTACTGATAGTTGTTTTCCGTATCGGGATAAGAACAGTTGACAGCATTTGGTGTATCAAAAATGGAAGGTTGAACGATTTTCAATGTACTTGTTCCATTGTCAATCACATCATCTTCGGTAAAATTCATCACAACAGATTCATAATTTAAATCCCGGTACTTCAACTTAAAAGTTGAACCATTATAAACCAATGCCCCCCGGAAAGTGGCGAGAATATGCTGAAAATTATCTGATGCAGAATTGTTTTCATTCAGGCAGAGGTTGCAAGTCCAGCCTTTGTCATCGCAATAAGCTGCTGCATCAATTACCGAATCAAGATCAATTCTTGAGATATCGAATCCCATACCTCCACGTCGAGATGATCTTGTTAAGAAATCAAGGGCGCATAATGCTGGATTGTTGGAATACTCGATTAAACCTGTTGCAGGATTATAAACCTTAAGACCTCGTAATAATACCGTAACATCTGGAATTGATTGAAATACATCTATGTTATATTTATATCTCAAATAGATATAACAAGTTCTTTTCTTACATTCATTCCATTCCGGAATCGACGCATGAAGCAATGAATTAACACCTTGTGTAGTTGATCCGGTAGCAAATGAATAATGGACATTTTCTGTCCCGAAACTAGTATATACTTCATCGTTAAGGTATAACTGCACAATACCGTCTACTTCCCCTTCACAAATATTACCGACAACATGCAGATATTTATTATCCTTTCCAGATACACCAACATAAACCCGGTTGATACCGACACGGGTTAAACCATAAACAAGGGGAAGCGGATCAGAGATAATTGAAGAATTAACCTGCTGGCCGGAATCGCTTACGGCTGTATCTGTAGCTTTGCTTTGCGAAAGAGAAGAAACTATACTATAAGCTCCCGCTGCTGCAACGATTACACCATAAGCAATTTCATACCACGTTAAACCCGCCCACCATGCCGATACTGCCGCCGCCGCCGCTGGCATCCTAAAGTCTCCTTGCCTTAATTACCGTTATTCCTTCATTATCAATACCGAATATCCTCACGCCGAGATCAGCATATGACGCCAAAACATGGCCATTACCAACGTAAATACCTGGAAAGTAAGAACCTGTTCGTGTTTTCAATATAAGCAGATCACCAGCTAGTTTCCCTGTTTTGGTAACATCAGTCCCAATCCTTTCGGCTGCTTCAATCATTAGTTGCTCAGCTTTTCCCCTGTTTTCTTTCCAAACTTCCATGAAATTATTAATATTAAGTTCTTGATACTCCCAAACGCTTTCATCGGGTATCTTTCCTATTTCTTTCAAAAAGGCATAACATAGTCCAATACAACCATAACTATCCGGGCCTTTACCATACTCTGAATAAGGTTTCCCGAGAAAGGAAGCTGTAATATCTGTAAACGTTCGCTTTTGCGGCTTCATTCTTATTATATTTTCCCTTAATATACGTTATTAATATTATCCCCCTTTTTGCTTCCCCCACCATATTTCACGCGCCACAATGGAAGGCAAAAACCTATCGCCGCCGAAATTGGCATTATTACCCAGTTCAAGGCAGCGATCATAACTTTTATCACAAGCTGTTTCTGCCCCGGTATATCCGCATTCTCCATCTATCCCCTTGAAGGCCCACGGACACGTAGAACTTTGCGGGCGAAGGCTTTTCTTGTTCCACAACACCATTTCACTGGTAATTGTTATTTTTGCCTTGTTGTCATCATACAACTCCCACCCGCCGATAATCCCCCGCATAAATTCTTGGTATTTAATCCCACCAGTCGAAAGTATTGCCCCGAAATACAAAATTGCCGTCTTGTTCCGTACATCCTCGCCTAAAAGGATAGTGGTTATGGCTCGGTCGGTATCATTAATGTTTATATCAATTGATTCAACCGACATATCATACGATCCAGATATATTCCCAAATTCAAAAGCTACAGGGGAAAACTTATTGCCGCTATCGTCATAGATATCAATATCAATATCGTTGTATCGCCATGTCTCGGTTAACTGCATTTCAAAAAGGAAGAAAGGGCGTACAACCTCTTTTGTTAATTCAGCAACAAGAGCCGCATCAAAGGCTTTCATAGAGCCGTCAATCCTTTCATTTTAAGACCGGTTTTGTAAAGCGCCCCAGTAAAACCGGAACGCGTCATTTCATCCTCTTCAAACCTACATCGAATACGCATATAGCCAGTAAAATCACAGGTAATAATTTCATTTAACCCGGGGGCAGTATCAAAAGTTACTCGATCCGATCCTTCCACTCCTCCGCCTACAAGCAAAGTGTAATCGCCCGAATCAACCTCAACTCCATTGTTATAGATAGTAATTGTTCCATTTAGAGTTCCCGGAATATCAAATGTAACCGTTGATGCGTCGCCGGTTCCAATATAAAGACCATTCCAGTCTGCTGAATCAGGTGTAAAAAAATAGAAGGCTTCATAAGCTCCTTTTCTCGCAATATAGAAATTCCAGAGAGTTTGTATATCTTCCTTAGTCAGTGTTTCATAAGTCAAGGAAACATTGAATTTCGGATAAGTTTGCTTTTGCCGACGCCGCTCTGTCCCTGAATCAAAACTGCTTATGATCGTTTTCCAAACGGTGGTTAATTCATATGGATATTGAGGTTTTGGGGTAGTTGGATATTTAGCCATTAATTCACCATTTTCTTGAATTCCGATCTTGTTTTATTGTCCCTCAAAGACTGCATCATAGGACCAGTAATTGCCGCCGGATTGGTCCGGCAAAGTTCCGCAAATGATTTCGCATCAACAGCATTAATGTAATAATGATGGTGTGTAACATTTTCTTGTTTTGAATCCGATTTGCTATTAACAACCTTAGCTATGGAGGAAATCGGGGCCATGCTTTTCATTTGTCCGGGAGTGAAAACACCTTCATCATTCTTAATAATGCTGGCAACCTCCCCTGGACCAATGCCGTAATGAAAGCGAGGAGCACGAGCGAAGGCGTAAGCCGGGATAGAGCGCGAACTCAATGAGTCATATCCAGGTACTCCACCACTATGGGCGACACTCGCCGCCCATGAAACAGCCTCAAACCCGCCCATTACTGTATTTGAACTAGAACTGCGGAGGCTGTTAAACAAAGATGCCAGAAGCCCTATTGATTTAACTTCCGCCTCTTGGACGGCAATTCTTACCAAATCACGGATGATGGAATTAGCGAGTGATTTCCAATTAGCCTTCCCGGTGGTCACAAAATCGGCAATGGCGTCGGCTGTACCAGTAATCAATGATTGCATTGCTCTGAATCCAGAAGTACCGTGCGTTTCCATTGTTCGCGCCAAGTCCGTGAATCCAGCATAAGCGCCAGCAAAGAAATTATCTGCTGATTTCGCCATGTCGATGTAGGCCGTTTCAGTGTCATATTTTTTGCGAGCCATTACCTTTTCATAGTCTGCCCCATCTTTGATGTTCTTGGCCGCTGTCGCTTCAATTTCTGCTATTCTCGCCTTATAAGCGTCTTTCTCGTATCCCCTGATCTGATTAATCAGGTCATAATTGAGTTTTGCAACCTTCTCTGCGTGTTCAGTTTCCTTTTCCAGGATGGCCTTGTTTTTATTCTCATTGATCTTGATAAGGTCGTTTGCCAGTTCCTCTTGTGTTGCCGCCCCCTTGTTTGCCAATTCCGTCAGTTCATCCTCTTTTTTTATAGCGTCAGCGATGATCTTGTTTATGGCACGCTCATTTTCCGTAGCCGCGAATTCATATTCCCCTGCCATAATGTCTTTATATTTCTTGGAGGCATCCTCAACGATTTTGGAGGCTTTATCTTCAGCATTCTTAATTGCTTCGAGGTCTTTTGCTAGTTGGGCTTTGTCGATCAGGGCATAAGCCTCCGCCCTTTTGGATTCGGGAAGATTTTTAATTATGTCCCTTCTGTCCGCCGCTTCCTTTTCGTTCTGGATCAGTTTCTTGGTAAGGTCGTCAAGGCTTCCCGAATCAATCTCAGCCTCAAGGGTCCGCTTAAGATCATTCCATTTTTCTTGTAAACGTTCCGCTTCACTAGCTGCTTTCTTGACCGCTGCTGCGTTTTCCGATATCCCCTCATCAGCGGCAACCTTTCCTCGTGGAGGTGACGGCACTTCTGCCGATGGTTCATATTTAATTCCCTTTGCTCGCGCCCTCGCAATTGCATCCATTTCCTGACGCATGAGGTCGGCGGTCATTTCATGGTCAAGCTTTACTGTATTGCGAATTCTTTCATATCTTTTCTTGATCTTCTCAACTTCTACGTCAGCATTATAATTTCCGCTCCCAGCAAACGGAGAACTAAAAGAAAACTTGTCAATTACTGACAAAACCTTATAAACATTACTGGCAATATTATATATTGTTCTGAATCGCTCTTCGACAGTACGGCCCCATGCAAGGATAGCTGCTTTATTATCTTCCAATCTTTTGCTGAGTTCTTTGGCTAGTTCAATGATTTCCTCATAAGCAGGTTTCATCAAACCCCTGAGGATTTGCGTTGCCGTAGTGTCGATGGTGGATTTTACCGTCTGCCATTGGTTTTCAATAATCTCCGTTGCAGGACCAAACCCGGCAAGCAATTCCCCGATATTCTCTAAAACCGTTCCCTGTGCCCGCCATATCTTAAGATGCTTCTCAATTTCCGGGTCAATAGCCTTCAATGCAAGCAGCATCATAGAATTTGCTTCACCCGATCCTGTCATGACTGATCGGATTTCCGTATTAATCTGTCTCATGATTTCCTGCCCTTTGGTCATCAAGGGCAAAGCATTGGAGATGCGCATGAATGCTTCAATTTGTTTGGCGTTATTGGCATCGAGAAACACACCGGAACGGGCAAAGGCATTAGCAAGAGCAGTCGTCTCTTCCCCGGAAAGAATTGTTTCTGCAGCGATATTTTCCAATACAGGAACCATCGCAGAAGAATAAGCAAGGGCCTCTTTCCATTGGGAAGCCATGTCTTGACCGGGGTTTTTCTCCGAAAAGCTCATGACCATAGCAGCAAGAGAGGCAACAGAAGTGTTATAATCCTCTACGGCCTTAAAACCTTTCTCGAATGGTGTAACAAGAAGCGGGTACATGACGCTTGACGCAACGTACCAAGCCGCATAAAACCGCAAAACAGATCGCGTCAGAGCCGCTAAATTTGTTTCCTTTTTTCCCAACAGCTCATCATCAAGTTTCTTGATCTGTTCGTTTTTTGCACGTTCAATATTGATAAGGTCCTGAGCCGATGCCAAACCCGATTTCTTGATGGTGTCATAGGAAAGGAGTATTGCTGATTTCTGCGCGTCAATGGCCGCTTTGGATCTTATTCCCAATGTTTCATAAAGGGGGTTTTTCGCCATGTCCTGATTGATGGAGTTGATCTTAGCAACCATCGCAGATTGAGCGCGAAACTGTTCTTCGGCTGATACATTGGCTTGCTTGGCGATCTTGTCATAAGAAAGGATCGCACTATTTGCCATTGCCTGGAAGATGGTATCTGATTTTGCCTTGAGGTTCTGCCAGTTCTTTTCTACAGAAGCACTGGCTTCCTTTGCGCTTTGCAAGAGTTTTTGCTGATTCTTCTCAAACTTGGTAAAGTCAAGGTCAAGTTCAGTATAGATAGTGCCGATACTCATCTTTTTACCTCAGGAACTGCTGCCGCAACGCCGCCCTCAATTCTCTGGATTATCGTGTTCTTGATCGCATGGAACGAGGGACGCAGAAACGGCTTTGCCGCTGTTCTGGAAGTGCCGAATTCGACAAAACGGGCATAAAACACCTTGTGGTTTCCGGCATAGACACGGATATTTCCAGGACGGTCATGCTTATTGACACGGCGGATAGTGGCACGGAGACTACCAGGCTTTCTTCCAGTCCAGGTTTGAGCCGTAAATGATACCTCTTTGCCTTTGTTCTTTCCTGTCTTTGGGATGAAAGTAACCTGTCTTGAAATGAATCCATCCGGCCTTTCAACCTTGCCAACAGGACACATGAGCCTTGCCGCTGCAACATGGTCATCCATGATTGCATTCGCCGCTTCTAATGCAGCCTCGGCAATATCATTAAAAACTCCTTTTGCCCGCCAGTTTTCAACTCTCATTCCTTTTCCGCCCTGTGCTTATTAAGAAAATGATAAAATGTTTTCATTATCCGCGTGAGGCATGTTTTCTGATCCTTTATCCCATACAGGTCCATCACTATCTTGACTGCCGGGATGCTTAACCCGATTACCTGCCCGTAAGTGGCGATAACCTGAGACCTAACTTGGAAATAAACCTCTGCAATCTCTTCATTTTCCCTTGCCAACACTACGCGGCAAGTCTCGCATGGGGGATCGCCTTCTATCCCACGCTCATTTCTTTCCCGCCACATATTCCGGCATTGATCGCATTTTGTCAGTACCGTACCGTCATCAAGTGTGATTTTGGCTTGAGCTTCCGCCTCGGAAAACTCGAGCCATTCAATCAGTTTTTTTCAAGAACCGTAGTCTGTTCAGCCTCATCCTCATTCAATTTTCTTAGGCATTCTCCAACAAATTTAGAAAATTTCAGGGAACGTTCCATCAGGATAATCTTGTTCTCCTTATTGCAAGGAATGGGGTTGTTTTTGGAGTCAAAGAGGTTTTCCCAATTAACGATGCAGTGATCCCAAAAAAGGGCATTCTGCAATTCCTCATCGACAACATCAACATCAAATCGTTCCGCCTTACCATCAATCCGCTTATACTCAGTTTTACTCTTCACTGTCTGCTTGCGGATTTCCTTGAAGTCATAAGCGGTGAGGGTCCGGAGCTGAACCCTCCCGCCACCTTCCATGTCAAACCATGCACCTTTTCCCGATTCTTCTAGGTCAAACACTGTACCTGTACTCATTGAATCACGATCCTTTCTGCCCTTTCGGGACTGTTAAATTTTTTAAACGAGTGCCCACGGCCCGGTTGCTTTGCCGGTAAATTCAATCGTTCCCAGTCCTGACTTGTCTATGCCAATATTGAAAGAGGTCACATACATTCCGGCATCGCTATCGGCTGTCAAGTTCGGGGTCCAATAAGAGGTATTGTTGATATACAGCTTAACATCAGTGAGTTTGGTATTACTGAAGTTTGCTGAAACCAACGCCCCCTGGCCGGTCGTGTCGGTAGGATCATAGAACCCACCGAAAGAGATTGTTCCGTAATCAAGAAGTCCGGTGATATATTTTTTAGCCGTATCTCCGAATGATGTATATTCAAGCTGGTCTACGCTGATTCCATCCATCTTCCAGTTCCCCATTCCGGCAACTGTTGATGATCCCTTCACTACTTTGGCTTTGTTTCCCGCTAAAGGTGTCATTTTTCTTAGTCCTCCTGTGATTTCAAGGTATTGTAAACACTATTATTTTAATTTATGCCGCTATTTCCCGGCAAGCGGTTGATAACTCGCCCTTCATCGCCTTATACATTAAGTGCGTTTCCTCACTGACTACCATCCACGATAGGTGCCCGATCTTGCAGCCGGTGTCGACATATATCTTGTACCCTGCTTTTCGCGCATCCGAACAAAAACCTATGTCCTCACCAACATCATCCGCGTCGCCGTTATCCTTTCGGCGGAACTTGAACCACGGTGCAGGCATATTACGGAATACATCCATGTTAAAAAGGAGACATCCGGTTCCGGTAGCATCCACTTCGACTAACTCACCTTTCTTCCACTCCATGACATTTTCATAAGAATTAATATCACCCTTGAGCATGAGAGGATCAAAAGGCGGATATCTCCGATGGACTTTTCCGCCGACGATATCCTTGTTATGGGAAAGCAGCCTTGTAAGAGTATCAACGGGGTAAATCTGATCCACGTCCATCATGATTATATGGGTGCAGCCCTGCTCTAAAGCCAGTTTTACAAGGCCATTTCTCAGTCCAGCAAGGTCATGACTCGCCCCCGATCTCAGATAGACACAAGGCGGTTTCTCCATCATAAGAAAGCTGTCCATGAATGCAGACGGAACCATCTGAAAATTGTTCGGGATAGCGATCCCGAGCTTTATTTCTTGACCCTTCCCCTGCGCCTTCTTAGTTCTGTCGGTTATGCTTTCGATCACGGAAATTCCTTTCTATCGGAAAATAATTTCGCAGGCGCTGATAACAGTTTTAGTAGGCATTCCCATTTCTCCCACGTCAGACCTCTCGAACTTTAGCCCGCACACCTCCACACCTGTTATCTCTTCAAACTCCGTCACCGCCGCAAGAATCTTTTCTAAAAGTGCTTCTTTGGGATTCATAAAGTTCCTTTCTATATTGATGCTACTAATTGATAATCAACTGCCCAATGCTTGATTATCTGTGTTCCGGTCTGTGTCACTGATTCTTCAACCATAGTTTGAAGGTTTTGCCGCCGCATGGAAACAAAGGTGCTTCCGGTAATGGATAATGTGCAATTATCAAACAATGACCGCAAGTCGTTATACATGCCAGTAATTTCAGCCGCCCCCGATGATGCGGAAAAGAGGGAGAATTGAACCAGAACATCATCTAGGCTGTCCGTGAACGTATCCAGCGGCACATCCGACACAATAAAGAAAACACAGTAGGGAAACTCCGCGTTGTCCGGCGCATGGTCAAGATAAATCCGCCCCCCTATATCAGAAGCGAAAGCGGAGCCTGAGGTTTTTGTTATGATTGCCGACAAGAGATTGTCCATTACCCCACAATCTCCTTACAAGTCAGATACATCCAGCCTATTCGATGATCTGAGTCAATCCCGGTAATTGCGAAATACCGATTTCCCCACTTCAGCCGCCAGGAGGACTTCAAAACGCTCCGATACCTGATCTTGAATTTCTGAACCCTCATCATGACAGTTTGTGCCGCCGCCGTACTTTCCGTTGCTGATACCGTCCAGGCTTTAGCCCAAACAGTTGCGCCGTCATTCCACGTTATAGTTTCTCCGCCCATTCCGTCTTTAACAACAGTAGGATATTGGATTGTCACCCGTTCGTTAAGCTCAGCTATGTTGAAGGTGGTTTCGTCCATTTAAAACTCATCCCTGATCCTTGAATTTCTCACCAAATTATTAACCAGTCCCCCCAGTTCCGCCGTCCGTCCGCCGTGCTGATGAAGATTCTCCGCCCATAACAAAATTGCACTTTTGAG